TTCGCCTCGCCCCCTCGCACGCATAGCGCAGGGAGTCAATGACGTGGTTGTTTTTGTCTTCCAGAATCGGAAGCACTGCGCCCGTAAGTGGGTCGCGTTTGTAGCTGTACATCGTCAGCTCATCAATGGTGTGCACACACCTTGGATGCACGATGATTTCAAAACTGCGCAAGAATTCCACGCCTTCTTCCAGCGACTTGGCACCCTTTACAGCCGCTGTCATCTTTGGAAAGCCATGCTTTTGCATGTAGCTGATCGTCTCTGGCCGTGCGCTGTCAGCCGTTATCGGCCACATTTCCGCATCTGGCACGCTTAGAAACAGGTCGGGCAAGTTGTTAATCTCGCAGCCAACCCTATAGGCTTCGTAGTCAACATAGAGCCGATGGCCTTCAATGTCGCAGCGCACTAATACGCTTGGATCAATCGAGAAGCCCCAATCCGCGCCCAAGCGATGCACCGTTCCTGCTGGGCGTGTAAATTCTTCAACCTTCCAATTCCTGAATACGCGGGCTTCGCTGTTTCTCAGGTACTCACCGAGCCACACATGGGCGTACTTTTCCGGGTCGCGGCCACGGTCGTATTCCATTTCAACCCGCAATTCATCGGGTAACCAAGGGTTGTCGGCATAGTTCGCCTGAACAACAATGGCCCCCGGCGGCGGCGTCTCGCCTCTCAGTAGCAAATCAATCGGGTCGGATGACTTACTAGGGTTCCAGCTAAACCACAATTGGCTATTTGGCTTGCGAATCGTTGGCCGCAGCAGGTCTAAACTGTACTGGCTGAAGCTCTGCGCTTCCTCTACCCATGCAATGTCATAACCTTCCAGCGACTTCACAGAGTCGGCAGTATGGTTTTGCATACCCTGGAAGATGATTAGCCCGCCGTGCGTGCTTTTGATCTTGGCGTCTTGCACTTCAAAGTACGCGCCAGCATTCAATGCCTCAATCTTGCTCTCTAGCAACTTCTTTACCGATTGATCTAAGCTGCGCTGAATCTCTCGCACACATACCGCGTCCGTCTTTTCAAGAATGCTGCGCTCTATCAGCAACTCAGCGAAGAAATGGCTTTTGCCTGATCCTCGCCCACCGTGACACCCTAAATAGCGCCCTGGTTGTAGCAGCGGCGCAAACGCCCTCGGTGTCTCTATCCGCCTTACACCTTGCATGGGTCAACAATGACGCGCTCAATCCGGTGAATCAGCACCCCGCCAAGCTCGATCTTGGTCGGTGCGTTGAATCCGTGCATCAAGTTCAATTCCTTGATTGCAGCGATCTTTTCCGCTGCCTTGGACTCTCCACCTCTTGCAATGTATGCAAGCTCTGTAACGCTGTCTGCACGCGTCCATAGCTGCTTATCAGCTAGTGCGGCCTGTAACTCAGCTACCCTTGACGTGACCTTGACGTTTGCAGCCAATTCGCTAGCTTTTTCAGTCACGCTTGATGGCTTCATGCCGCCTGCGTCATAAGCTGCGCGGTATGCATCAGATTGATTCATGCCATCGGCCAGACCTTGGGCGAATTGCTCCTGTTTTGCTGTGAGTGCCATGCTGTGTCGCCCTTATGGGTAGACCAATGTAAAAAAGCCGCTCGACATTGCTGCGGAGCGGCGAAGACCTTGACGGTCATGGAGTTATCGGGTGCAGGGTGCGAACGATTTGCAAAGTAGCAAAAGTGGTTGAGGTTCGACCCCGCGTAGGAACTGCGCTGGCCGGATTTGAACCGGCGACACAATGGCTCTAACCAACTGAGCTACAGCGCGGAAAGCAAAAAACCCGCCGAGATTGCTCTGAGCGGGTTCTTTTTTAGTCGATCATCCCGGCGCAAACCGGGTTAAAACTGGCTATTGCCTTCGACAATTTGGACATTATGCATTATTTGCATACCGCATACAACTATTTTTCAACCATCTTTTGTGCAAGCCTATTTTTAAGCATGTCGCGGGCGTCATCCAGCATTGAGCCAATAGTGTCCCTTGTCAATCCAAGCTCTTGGCGCACCGCACCCACTGGAACCCATGGACACACATAAAACCATCGCACAAGCGTTCTATTTTTGCTTGGCAGTATCGCCACGGCGCGCTCCAATTCGCTTGCTTGGAGCGTGTTTATCTCAATTCTGATGTGCGGGGCAGCTTCCCAGTGTCGTGCTTTGCTCTGGTACATGCGAAACATGGGCTGCATGTTCCATGGCGAAGGCTTTGGACGTACCCACCGCGCCCAATTCTCCAACTTTGCATGTATTTCGTCGTGACGTGCTTGGATGTGGTTAATGTCAATCATTTGAGATTTGCCTTCAATGAATCGAATAAAAAGCCACGGCTTTGGTTTCCTTTTCTGCCAACAGGAGGTATCACTTTGCGTGAAACTGATACGGAAAATTGCTCGTCTCTTAGAGTCTCCGTCATCAAATCAACGGCCATATTCAAAGCTGTTATATCGTCCTCGCAGCCATCAACATCCATCACGCGGGCGAGTTTTGACAAGCGATAGATTGCGTTTGATAGGTTCATCGCTTACCCCAGGCTTTTTAGTAGCGCCTGAAGCTGGCGCATCTTGATAGTCTCTGCATCGTTCTTTTGCGCCTGCTCTGCCAGTGCGATTGCAGCGTCATCCATATCACTGGCAAGCTCACGCAAACGACTGGCGAGAGAACTAAGACGATCTATCGGATTGTTTGGTGATTCGATTTGCTTCATTTGTGCGTCCTTTTGTTTGACAACTTTGAACTCTGGCGATGGCGCTGCTTTCTCTTTGATCTCAACTCTTATGAACATGCCTTTAGTTGGCTCCTCCACGCAGCCAATATCAATCAGCGTGTTCATGCATCCCATCACGACACGCATATCACTCATTGATATATTTTTTCGATGAAGCTCCTGCATGATTTGGCTTGGGCTCCAAGGCTCTGAAATAGGCAACGATTCGTAAACCTTTTTTGCTTGCGCACTCAAACCCCTAAAAACCGTATCGAACTTTGATTTCTGCATTGCACCTCCATTTATTTGGTTTGCCGATTCGCTCAATCCCTTGTAATACCCCGCTGCGAATACTTTTTTATGGTCCACTTGCGTCATGCCGTGCGCTCCAATGTCCAGGTTAAAAGCTCTTGCTGCGTTGTTCCGCTCATGCGATCAAATGCCTTGGTGCCAAGCCCATGCACCCCTGTTTTGCCACGGTGATGTTCGACGCATAAAGGTATCAATGTCTTGTAGTCGCCCTTACCCCATCCTCCAGAGCGCAAGTGATGCAGCTCAACCGCCCCCGGCTGGTGTGGGCCGTACAGGAAGTGGCAGTACGCACACCCAAGCGCGGCCACTTTGCCCTTGTGGATAAGTTCGGCCTTTGTCAAAGTATTTCCCCCGTCTCAGGATCTACGGCCCACTGCGCAGCATCACGCAGCATCACGCCATTCATTGCGCACCATGCAAGCGTGTACTCCAGCAGCGAGGCCATGCGGGCGCGGCCCATCTTTGCTGTGGACTCGCGCACGTTCAAAAACTCCCCTTCGAGGCCGGGGATAAGCTCTGCGCCGCACTTTGTTGCCACAGCATGGCCGGAGCAAAAAAGCACCTTCCATTCAGCCGCCGTGCGCTTCTTGCCCATCCATTCCGCCTGCTTTGCCACATCGCCAAAGATGGCGTGCAGGTAGCGGTTCTGGGCACTGCTGCGCGTTTCAGGGCGTATCTCAAGGATCAGGCGGTGCCCTGCTGCAAGCCAGTTCTTTGCGTGCGTGAAAGCAGTTACAAGGGCTTGATAACCCTGCTGTGGGTTGAATAGGCGCATGGTGATTGTGTTTTCGCTCACAGGTTCACCCCACTCATGATGTGAATGCCCACAGCGGCCATCAAACACCCCTCCCCGCCTGCGTAAACGCTATCGACAAGGATTGGCTTAAACCTGCTGTCATCGACGCCTAGAGCGTGCGCCATGCCATCAATGATGGATTTAGAAGCGGCCAAAAAGTTGTCCAGGTCGCGGTGCCTGCGGTCTGGTGCCATGTAGACCAGTGATAGCGGGATGTTTCCACCCCATGCTTTCGCGCCGGTTGTCTGCAATGCCGCCATCGTGCAGAGCGTTGCGGCTTCTTTCTGCTCGGTGCGGATTCTGGCTAATCCAGCCCATGCGCGGCCTTTTGCTTTGTTTGGCATTAGCTTGGAGTCAGGCCAAGGTAGTCGGATGATCATTTATTGCGCTCCAACATTGCCGCTTTGAGCAGCGCAGGCAGCTCCGCTAGTTCGTGCGGGCAGATTTCCGCGTACCGTTTTGCCATGTCCCAAGATGTTGACTTCTGTGGTGGTAGATTGCGCTGCTCCCCCGTTGCAATCTCGATGCAATGCTCTAGGCTGCGGTTTAGTAGCGTCATGCATCAATATCCCCCGTGAGAATCAGCGCCATGGTGATTTCCGCATGTGTCGGCGTCTTATCGCCAGCACGAACGCGGGATAGGATGATTTGTGCGTCGTAGTAGCTCATGCAGCCTCTTTGCGTGCTGTGGCTCGGTAGCTCTCCCAATCGAATGCCACCCAGCGTGATGTCTCAACAAGGCGGTCAAAGCTGCGCTCACCGATGAACTCTTTAAATCCTGCCGTGGCTTGGTTTGTCAAAAGAATGGTCGGCCTCATTTCCCGATAGCGTCGATCCAGCACATCGAAAATAATGGTTTGCTCACCGTCTGTGCCGTACTGCACGCCGATTTCATCCAGCACCAGCAAAGGCACATTGCAAAAGCTACGCAATACCTCGGACTCGCTTTTTTCGGAGTCTTTGCGCCATGTGCCACGAACCGCACGAATCAAGCCCATGCAAGTGATGTACAGCCCAGCGTTATCGGGCATGACGCCTTGCAGAATCGCCGCTGCAAGATGGCTTTTCCCAGTGCCAGGCAAACCGGAGAAGATCAACCCTGTGCCGTTTTTTTGGTGTTTTTTAAAGTTCTCGGCGTACTCTTTCGCCACACTCAACGCCGCCGCCTGCCCTTGGCTATTAACTCGGAAGTTGTCAAACGTGCGCCCAATGAAGCGCGCAGGGATACAGGCTTCGTCAATCATTGCCGACAATTTGGCTTGTTGGCGCTCCATCTCTGCACGCGCCTTTTCCATGCGCTCTGCGGCCTGCTCTGCCTCTTTGCAGTCAGGGCACTTAGACCAAACCTCACGCTTTCCAAGATAGCGCACGCCGTGGGTTGTGTACCCGCCATGATCTTCGCAAATGATTTCCTTGCTGCCAAGGTCATCAATGTTCATAGAAACATTGGTGAAATTTCCACCAGTTGCTCGGTTGTATGCGTTAAGCGAGTGATCCATTTTCAAAGACTCCTTCGTGATAATTCAGGTTCTGGAAGCCGGAATGCTTCCCGGTTGGTTTTGGTGCGACTTGTGCCGGTGCTTTTGGCGGGTAAACATCCGACCATCCGGCCTTGATGGACTTGTTCAGCGCGTCAATCGGGTTGTGTCCATCGATTCGAATTTGCGTCAATGTGCTGACCAGCAACCGAAGCGCATAGGGCGTGTCTTTGGCCTTTTTGGCTTTCCGGATTTCCATGAACGCCGACCACGCATCGCAAGGAATCCAGTCCGGCAAAACAAAAGGCGCTTGCGCTGTCTTTAGTTCCTTTACTGGTTCCTTTACTGGTTCCTTACTGGTTCCGTGTACCAATTTCGGTACCGTTTCGTGGGAAATTTGGTACTGTTCATGGGGAAATTTGGTACTGTTCATGGGGAAATTTGGTACTGTTTCCTCTTGGAAATCTGTACCTATTTCGGTACTGTTCGCGTGAAAAACTGGTACTGTTTCAACTACGGAAGCGGCACCAACTTTGGGACGGTTTGTTGATGTGTTTCGCGCAAGATTCATGCATCCTGGCTTGCCGAAAAACTCGTTTAATAGAAGTTGTTCAGCAGCTTCTGCCGCATCGCGTGATACGTGAGTGGCGAGAATTTCTTTTAATAATTTTGGCTGCGATGGTTTACGCAGGTAGCACCACCGGCCACTTCCGACATATTTTGTATCGCGTTCAGGAATGCCAATACATGAACGCACGCCGACATAAAACTCACCTGTATCTGGGTCTGTTAGGCGGTAGGTGTAATGATTTTCGGCACTGATAACGGTACCAATTTCAGGACTCTTTAAGCGGTAAACGACTACTTGTGCAGTGACGCCTTTCTTATCCCCTGTTTCTTCAATGAAGCCTAGCTCTCTGAGTTTCCGCATGTTTTCCATGACGGTCTTCCGATCTTGTGATGTGGAATCAGAAAGAGCAGCAACGGATGGCCAGCACAGCCAATCGTCCCTATCCGAGTTCACGCAATCAGCCATTGCAACCAAAACGAACTTGGTTGATGACTTATTGACAGACTGAGCCAAGGCCCAGCGGATAGCGTCGAAACTCATGCGTTGCCCCAATTCGT